ACTCGTGTTTCATCTTTGAGATTACCTGACACAAGCTGTTGACAATATTTGGCATCCTTATATAATGAACGCACAGGATAAATTTATAAGGAAATTATGAAACCGATCGACAGACTTAGGGCACTTCTAACAAAAAAGATTTCTCCGGCAGTCCAGGCTCGCTATGACAGCTACAAGCGAAGCATCGTTTGAGTTACCTGCTGGTGCGTTAGAAAGCATTATATTTGAGTCGTATGGCTCATCTGAGCTTAAACGCCTTCGTCCACTACATTATAAAATTATTAGCTTGCACCTTGCTGGTGTTCGCAATAAAGATATAGCACGGCAGATTGGATGCACGAAAGCTACTGTTGTAAATATAGTGCATTCGAGACTGGGCCGAGAAGCTATCGAAGGTGCTTTAGAAAAGTATTACGATGAGTTTCAAGAGCTTGCGCCGAAAGTCGTTAAGGTAGTTAATGAGACTTTAGAAAATGAGGAAAATCCTGACTTACGATTGCGTGCCGCAGGCATGTGGATTAAAACATCAGGCTGGGAACAGCGTAGAAAAACCGTGCAAACTAGCGAAGATCAGGTTAAGAATATACTGATCCAAGCCAACAACGTACAGATGAACGGATGAGCGGAGCAGCCATAAAAGCGATGAATCCCGTAATGCATATAATGTTGCGGAGATTTTGGAAAAACATGACTAAAAAGGGCATGAAAGGCGCAGATCGTCGCTTTGCCTATAAATCCTATAAAGATCAACTGGCTCATAGCCATACTCATGCAAAAGCACGCAACCAGATATGGAACAGGCATTATGGAAAAGGGCCTGAGTTTAGCAGACATCGTACTATTAAAAACCCTACCTCGAAAGAGGCTATCAAAAAACTAAGAAACATGGCAAGCAGATGAGCATCATAACATTAGCTGATTCATATAAAGGACTAAAAAATCCTAATAGTAAATGGACACGAGGCATGAACAGATTGCGTATGTTAGCAAATGTTTTAACAGGCGATCGTAACACTCGTAACAGGGCATTTAAAAAGTTAAGCAATTGGCCAAATGAAAAGTATACTACGGGCCCGGCTACAATAAAAACTAGACAGCTTGGTAATGCAAAGTCGTCACCAGTTACAAAAGGGAAAGGATATACATCAAAAGGGTCAAATATTGATACAGCCAGTTACACGTTTACAAATATCAAAGGACCTCGAATGGCTGGTAATCGTGGTGGCTCTCCCCAGAGACGACGTGGTGCCCCTGACTATAGCAAAGATATTGCAAGGTTCAGCAAATCTGGCTACCATATATATAAAAAGGGATCTCGGGCCGCTACTGATTGGCGTGCTGCAAAAGCTGCCGCAGGTGGTAAAAACTTCATGTTTAACAAAGTCTGGTATAAAAGTTAATGTCATGGCTAGAGCCTGACTATGGACCTAAGCACAAAGAAGCCATTGAGCGTTTCTTACATATTAGTGACAAGTCAGGTAAAAAAGTTCCGTTTGAACTAAATAACGCACAGCAAAGAGTATTAGCGAGGCTAAGTGGTAGAGACATTGTACCCAAAGCAAGACAGCAAGGAATTACCAGTCTTTTCTTGGCGTGTTTTTTCCTGGATTGCCTGGCTTACGAAAACTTACGATGTGTTGTTATCGCACATGATGCCGACTCGACAGAAAGGCTTTTTCAGCGTGTTCACTTCTACCTCGACAACTTCATTGGAGAACCAATTGAGATTATCTCCAGCACAAAGCGAGAAATCAGATTCGTTGCCACAGGAGCAACTTTCTACGTCGAGACAGCAGGCAATACAAAATCAGGCCGTTCAGGAACTATTAATAGACTACTATGTTCGGAAGTAGCATACTGGCCGGACCCAAAAACAATGACAGCTGGCTTATTGCAAAGTGTGCCGGCGGAAAATTCGTTAGTTGTATTTGAATCTACAGGAAATGGCGCGCAAACATGGTATCACAGAAGATGCCTTACAGCACTTAATCCACGTTCAGAATATACACTGCACTTTCTTAATTGGAAAGATTTTCCAGAATACACTAAAGAGCTAAATACCCAGCAGACAGAAGATGTATATAAGGCACTTGATTTTGAATATGATGAGCCTGAAACACTTGCTCAACACAACTTATCCGCAGGTCAGCTTGCATGGCGTCGAGGTAAAATTGACGAAATGGACGGTGATCTACGGCTTTTTAAACAAGAATATCCGCTAACACTGGATGAGTGCTTTCAGTCAAGAGGACAGTCGTTTTTCCATCGGGTCCCATTCGTGGACATCGGCACACGCTGGAAAACCCATAACGATTCTCATTACCTTAGCTATGATATTCAGCACCCTGTTCCGGGCAATCATTATGTCCTTGGCGTTGATATTAGTGGAGGTGTTGGCGGTGACTATTCTGTTGTGGAAGTATTGTGTTTGGAGACCAATAGCCAGGTTGCGGAATACATTGATAATTTTACTAGCCCGGATGCATTTGCATCTATAATTACGTGGATAGCTAAACTGTTCAATAACGCCCATATTAATCTTGAGACAAACAATCATGGTGGCGTAACTGCAACTGAGCTAATAAAAGCATATCCAAGAGATTTACTATTTAACAAGTCAGGGCTTACAGGTAATGTATATAACATTGGCACGCAGACAACACGCACGACTAAGTTAATACTTATGGGCAATTTGCGTAAATCGTTGTCAGAAGGTTTAACCATTGTGAGTACATATCTGCAAGGCGAACTTAACTCATTTATTGAAAAGCCTGTTAGTGATTTGTCTAGTAGATTAGAAGCTACGCCTGGCGCACACGACGATAGTGTGATTGCACTTGGTATGGCAAATGAGTGTTTAATTGCAGTGCAGGAATATCTTGCGTATCAAGGAAAACTTGAGCCTAAGGTTATAAACCCCACGGCTGAATTTACAATGAAAGCTATCTTGAAAGATCATTATCAGGATCAGTATCCCGCAACCTCTGGATTAATAGGATATGCATGAGCTGGGTTTTAAGACAATTAGGAAGAGTAGGAAAAGGTGCTGCCGCAGATGTTGGTGAGGCAATTGCAGGAGTAAGTAAAAAAGGCGCCCAAGGGCAAACAAGGCGGTATGCCGATAAAAAAGTAAAAACTAAAGGGGCTAGCCTAAAGGAGCTTCTAAACCAATATCGTATAAACCAAAGAAGAATAAAACTTATTAATAAGGCATTGCAAAGTCAGCAAAGGGGCGCCCTCACCACAAACACAAAAAGATCGTTGCGACAAGGGTATAGAGGCGGTCCTGATATGGAGCCATTTGAGGGACTGTCAGGTATCAGAAAAAATCAAGCAGGTATTATAAAAAAATTGCGTTCTATGGGCTACTCTACACCAAGTCGTGCTTTTAAATCGTCGAGGTAATGGAAGTATTATTTTTAAGTACGGGGCAGGGTCTTTCACTTGCCAGTCGATTGGCACAAGAAGGGCATACTGTTCGTGCGTTTATATATAATGAACAAAATGGTACGGGCGAGGGCATTTATCAGCGTGTTGCATCTTGGAAGCCATTTGTCAATCAGAGTGATTTAGTAATAGCAGATGATCCGTATTTTGGCTATCGTGAAACAAGATTCGAGAAAGCGCCTACTCAGATTATGGGCTTATCACGCTTCTTTACCTTGGCATCGACTAAGCCGGCTAACAAGAAAGCAATACTTGGCCTTACGGGCCTGGAGCTGTCAGATAATAGACCGAGTTACTACGTCGAAGGCTGGTGGAACGGACGAAAATGGTGCACGCCGTTCCTCTATGTTACTTATCACTGGAATCTTATTTCAGAGTCTATGGGCCCTGAGCTTGGTCCTATGGCAACTGTGTGTAAACCAGTGGAAGCGTTACCGCAAACTATCTTTGAGGGACTGAAAAATCTCAAACCACTGTTTGACAAGAGTAAGTATAGAGGACCAGTAAGGGTAGGATTCGATGATCGAAGAGTGTGTGACATACACGCAGGCTTTACGTTTGATAACACCGAGGCTATCTTGCAGGGTTTTCAGCAGGATCCGCTTGACATATTAATGGAAGTTGCAGGCGGTGTACGTTCTGACTTAAATTTAATAGACGAAATATATGTATCACTTAGAGTCCAACGAATTGGATGGCCAACAACAAGAGACGACCAAATACATGGACTATTTGAGGCCAACATCAAACATTGTGGATTGGTCAACGTTAAGTATAAAAACGAGCGATACTATGCCACACAACGATTTGGACCTATATTTAAAGTTACAGCTCGAGGAGAATCAACTAAAGGTGCTTTTTCAAGAGCAGCCCGAACTCTTCGAAATCTTAGACTAGAAGATGCGGTATACCGAGAGGATCTTGTAAATACTTATAAGTCGAAAGACTATGGTAAGTTCACTGAAATAGAAAATATATGGAAGGATACGAAAGAGGCCGCCCAGACGTCGGTTGGTGGGAAGACCAAGTAAACGCAGGCGTTAAATTTAGGGAGCATTGGGCCTCTGAAGAAAAGTGGACAATGTGGCAGGCATTTTACCGTGGAGATTATAATCCCGGTATTCTGCCTAAGAATGTTATCTTCATGATGTTGAGGATGATGACGCCACGTATCTACTTTAGAAATCCTGGCATAAGCATAACACCCAAGAAGCCTGGCCCAGAGGCAGCAGCAGTTGCTAAAGTTATGGAGCGAGTTAGCAACCAGATGATGACACACATGGGTGTTAAGAATGAAAGTAAGAAGCAGGTGCAGAATGCCTTTTTTAGCGGTACTGGAATAGGTAAGTTTGGATTTGGGGCACAGCATACACCGACACCAGATGATGAAGGTACATTTGCACCTTTAACGAAAGGAGGTGACAAAGTTGAGTTTTCGCAAGGCATCATGGATAACATGCCCTGGTATCGTACAGTCGATACTGCAAACTTTGTTGTGCCTTGGGGATGCGATAGGTTTGAGAACGCTTTCTTTACCGCAGAAAAAATTTCTCGCTACACAGATGATATAGTTAATGACAGTCGGCTATCACACAGAAAAGAGGTGCAAGACCAAGCATACAAGAAAAAGAATTACTATCACCCTTTTGCAGAAAGCCTTACACACAATCCACGAGAAAGTATTGATCTCTGGGAAATTAGGGATAAACGCACGCAGAAGGTTTTTATTATAGCGCCGACAATTACAGATAAAGTTCTGTATTACGGTGACGACGAGTTGCAGGTTTCTAACGGATTGCCATATTTCCCGATTGTCTTTAACCCTGATAATGCATGTTTCTGGGGTGTGCCAGACATTAAGATATTAGAGCCTTTTCAGCGTGAAATAAACGAAATTAAAACCCAAATGATGAGGCACCGGCGCCTGTCTATCGTCAAATTCATAGCCACTGCAACAGCTATCAGCGAAGACGAGGTTGCCAAGCTATTAGACGAAGACGGGCCCGGGCTCGTTAGAGTATTGGATGTTAATGGCATACAGAATATTGAAGTAGCACCGATTCCAGATAGTCTGCTAAAGGCCGAGGATCGGATTATGACTGATATTAGAGAAATAATGGGTCTTAGCCGAAATGAGGCAGGGTCTTTCGGCGAAGGCTCAGCCGACCGTACTGCGACAGAAGTGCAAGCCATCCGTGATGCGGCAAGTATACGAGAAGACGAACGCCGTGATGTAATTGCGGACGCACACGTTAGCATGGTTCGGCTGATGCATGAGGTTATCTACAAGCATTGGACAGATGAGCAAGTTGTTCAAGTTATTGGCCCAGATCAACTACCTGTATGGGTACGTTTTGTTGGGCAGGAATTAGCAGGCTATAAGTTTTTTATAAAGATAGACCCTGACCAATCGGTAGCAGAGACACGGGCAGTGAGAGAAGAACGTGCTATCCGCATGTATCAGCTTTTGCAGAATAATCCGCTAGTCGATGCCAGCAAATTAACAAAGTACGTTTTAGACAATATGATTGGCGTTCAGTTTGACGATATGCTTCAACCCCAAGATGGGGCACCCGGTTCACAACAAAATCCATTAGAAATGGGTCAATTCGCACAACAATTTGAAGGACAACCAGGCTATGCATAGAGAAAAAGGATATTTTAGAAATGGTAGAAAAGAAGGTGCCAGATCAAATCTGCACAATTTCCGGAAAAAACATTTAAATGTGGTAGGTCCGGAGCCGGAGCCAGATCCCGATCCAGTAGCACCGATTGTTAAAGAGGAAAAGCCAAAAGCTGAGGCTAAGAAAGTTGAGGCTAAAAAACTAGTAGCGAAGAAAACTGCTAAGAAGAATGGCTAGTCCGCAGTCATTACAAGAGGCACGTCAAACCTCTGGCATGTTAGGCAGATCGATTGAGTCTGTGCCAGAGGCTATTCGTAGCACAGTCGTTGAATCTACGCATGACTATATAAAAGCCTTGCGAGAGATTGGCACGCCTGATGAAGAGATACAAAGCTATGTAATGAATGGCGTCGAGTCTGCGAAAGAGTTACATTCTGTAGGCATGAAATCTGGTCAGTTGAAAAAGCATCTTGAGGAAGAGAATTTAAAAGCTATACAAGAGATAGCTAACCGCCGAGATCAAGAACTCTTGGCACAAATGCAAGCAGAGCAACAACATCAAGCTATAATGATGGCTAATCAAGAAATACAGAACTCTTTAAATAGGGGGCAATTTGGCTAATGTTGCATCTGCGGATTTAGACCGATTAAAGTTTGATACGGCTAAAAGACTAGCTGAATATTACAAGCAAGAAGGCAAGCGTTTAACTGCCCAGCAGATAGTTCAGCGGCTTGAAAATTTTAGTAAAACTGGCGACGCCTCTCGAAATAAACTACGAGAAGGTGCCAGAAAATTTGCTAATAGACAGGCTACAAAGTACAAAAAAGAGGCAGACAAATCGTTAATACGAAGTGCTAGTAAAGATGCCAAAGATCGAGCAGTTAGCAAGGCAGGTGAAAGTTTTGCGAAATCAGTTGGCAAGTCAAGTGCGAAAGGCTTAG